ATCTCTTGTCAATGCCATTGCGCGCCCTCCAAGACTTAACCAATATTACCGGACAGCTTTACGGTGGCCGTCGCGGTCATCAACTCTTCCTTACTAGCGGTTATCTCAAAACCAGTGAGATAGCCATAAGCGCTCCACGCCGTAGTGGAAGTGCCACCGTTCGGGTAGGTGATTGTTAGTGCCTGGGTTGTGCCATCGTTCGTCATAGCACCAACAATGGTTGTGCGAAGCGATGGGTCAAAATGCACCTCGCAGGAAACCTCGCCAGGATCATACATGCTTGACGCAAGAAAATCCTTGCCGCCAGAGGTTCCGAGATGAGAAGCATCAACAGTGTTGCGGCTTACTCCAGAATGCGAGATGCTCGCAAGCTTAAGCGAGGTAAAGACAGAGCCAAAAGATACAGTGGCACCATCAGCAATATCGCGGGCCATGTCACGCCTCCTTGCGTGCTAGGGTTCGATGTGCGTTATTTCTACAGTCAAATCCGTTCGGTATACCGGCATTTGGTCGCCAGCTGCTGGCGATTCAATCGCATCCGATTCCTCGGTTATGCGTGTCAATCGAATGTCAGCAGTTTGCTTGTATTCTAAATTCCGGCGAATAGCGCGTGCAAGATTGCGACTCTCAAGAAATGTCTCAGACAATGCTGACAGCGTGTAGGTAGCTCTGGCGAATGCAGCTGTGTTATCTAGGCTCACAAAGCCCATCCGGCTGTTTGCTTCACGCGAGTAAACGATTGCCGGAAGCTGCCCTCCCTGCGGTGCCTGGGATGCGTAAATGCGAGTGCTGACCAGCAACGCAACTTCCGGCGCTGAAGACAGCATGCCGACAACTGCTTGATCGATGTGTAGCATTATGCACCTGCCTTTGCTTTCGCAAGCTTTCTTGCAGCAATCTTTCTTGCCTTAACGCGCGACTCCGCAATGGCTTTTCGCAAATTGCTTTTAAGCTTACCCTTGAGTGTTGCAAGGAAAATGCGATTATTGATTCGCACCCATCTTTCAAAAAAGTGCCGTCCCTTAATGGGTTTTGTTTCGGGCAAGAAAACCAGATTAGTCTTCTTTTCGCCACCTGCCTCTTGATTGCGAACCAAAACACTGCGCTGCAGAGGCTTAAGGTATTTGTATTTACGATTCTTTGCCCACGGGATAGCGAATGTCTTCGCTCGCTTCGGCACGCGCTTGGCAACGCCCTGCTCGATCCAGTGTGCAGCATAGCCACCACGCGACCGGCCTTTAGCAGTCTTTCCATACTTAAAACCAAGACGGCCAAACACCTTGGTTGGCACCATGCGTTTTCGCGATCCTCGCTTCTTCATCTTATTGACGACGAAGCCAGCAGCGCGAGACAACCGGCCTTTATTCTTTGGGGCGATCGCCCGAAGCTCCGGCACAGCAGGAGCAATCGTCTCCTTTACTGAACGATCCAGATACTTGCGCTGAACAGCCCAGTTCAATTTACGAAAGCCAGCCATGACATTTTGAATGTCAGCGCCGCTAATCGTGATGGAGATACCAACTGACCTGTTTGCCATCAATCAATCACTTCATTGACAAGCAACTCATGCTCAACGCGACGGCCCTTCTCAAGCACGCTAATTATGTCAAACGTCCGTCCTTCGGCAACAATCCGATATTTTGGTTGCAAACCCTGTGTATACCGCATTCTTACTCGATGCGTCACTACAGCTTCTAGCGATAACGCATTGATTGTCTCAACGCCTGACAATGGCAAAATTGAGATAAATCTAGTAGCCCAATCGTTCCAAACCAGCGTGTATTCGCCCAGGCTATTGCGAGCCTCGGCGGGCTGCTGAATCACCGCTTTTGTGTCTAACAGGCCAGTGTTCATGATCCGTGAAACGCCACAACGTAGGAAGATGTGCCAGCTGTTGTGAAAATCCTAAGAGTGTCATCAGTGTTGTGGACGCAAGAAATGGATACCTTGTTGTCATCCGCAAGCAGCTGAGTGCCAACGTCAACCAACTGCAAATGCACATGGCTTGCAGCCTGGATGGCTATGCGGTCGATTTCCGCAAACGTCACAAGACTTCCTGCAGCATCGCGGTAATCCAGCGATGTAAGATCAATATTCTGAACTGCTGTGCCAACCGTGCCACTCAGGACTGCAACTTTGCCAGCAGTCACCGCTTCATTGCTGGCAAGCCGCACCTTCTTCAGTGACTCAACACCCTCCGCAGATGCCGTGTCGTTGAAGTCAAACGTGACGCTGATGCTGCCTTCGATGCTCATGCGTACTGCTTCCATGCAAGAGGTGCGAGAAGGTCATACACGCCCAAAGGCACGTCGCGAAGGCCAGCACGATCGGCAGCTTCCCTGTTGGTGTACCAGTGCGAAACAAGCATCTTTACGCTGTGCTTCAACGCCTGCGGTATCGCAGACACGCTGCCATAGCCTGCCAGATAGGTAATCTGCACGGCCTTGTCGTCAATTCGCACGCTGGGCCACGTTTCGAGGTACAGAGGGTATGCCAGGCCCGGCGTATAATCCTTATCAACGCGGAAGTCTTGCGTGCCGCTTTCGGCCCAGTTGAGCGTCTGAGTAGTGCCACCAGTATCGACATAGGAAATAGTGACGGTGGCCTCCGATGAAGAAGCATTTAGCCGCAGCGGCGGGCGCGGAAGCTCGATGCGGACATGCGGAAAATCATCGAAGGCCACCGTGTATTGGCAATCAGCGAACGTCCGCTCACAGTAATCTTCGCACCACTTCCTGGCAGCGTCGATTAGACCGGCGATGTAATCATCGTCATCGGTGAAGTCTACGATTCGCAGATGCTCCTTAGCTTCAGCCACGGTTACAGGCCGATCGTCAGTTGTCGGCTCTGTAGCCACAACAAGTGATCGATAAGACCGCGTGGTACTGCGAGCGCTCTGCCAACCGTAGAAAGTCATTATTCTGCCTTCTTCTTGCGAGGACGGCCACGCTTCTTGGCAACTGGTGCTATCGCACGCTCAACCTTTTCCGGCTCAGGCGCTGCAGCATTCTCAAACAGTGACTGAGGTGCAGGCTCGCAAACGCCCATCTGCATCATGCTGCGAGCAACGCCGTCGCCAAGGTCATAGCACTGACCGCGACGATAGGTTTGGTAGTGCCTGCAGAACCGTACTCTCATGACCAGCACTCCTCCGGTGGCCTGCCGTTGTTGTCCCAGAATTCCCCTGGATGCTGTAGCAGCTGGCCCATACCTTTGTCAGGCCACTTGATCCAACATTCTATATGACCAACCGTCACGCGGGTGCAGATGCCAGCCTTTAAGCCAGCCTTCTTAGCCTGCTGCCAGAACCAAATATCTGGATCAGTCCTGCCCTCGGCCCATTTACCATCTTTGTTCGGAACCCCCTTAAACCAAGGACGCTCCATTTTCTTAAGGGCGCTGGCTCGCAACAGCGAAAGACCAAAGTGGGCAGTGTTGGCTGGAACAATATTGTTTAGCAGCAACTCGCCACGCTTAACCTCGCTAATGCGGTCACCCTTCTCATCAACCATTGTGAAGAGAGGTTCGGCAACTCGCCTCTTCATCTGCACTGCCGCCACAAAATCGTAATCGCTTGCAGCAGCGTAAGTCAGAAGACGCGGTACAGCGTCCTGCTCAAACACAGTGTCATAGTCGAGAACCAGAATCCACAGTGGTGGCAAATTAGAATCGTCATCTGCTTCAACCATGTCAGTTAAGACACGATCGAGGCATTGATCCCAAAACGCACCCTCAAAGCGTACCGGAGCTATCCGATAGGGGAGCAGTCCGCGCGGCCAGCAGAACACATGATCGTTCCAGCCAAGGCGTGGCGTACTCATCGCACAGGCCACGCGGACTTTCCCCGATGCCGTCTCTAACTCAGCAGGCTTTACACCTGACACAGTTGAAGCCGCGCCCACGGCATTCCTCCTGCGTTAAAGGTAATCGAACTACTTAACTGCGCGAGCTTCGACGCCAGCATCGCTGGCCGAGTCAATGCCAGCCTCTGCCTTGTGCAGACGAGCGGCAACAACAATCGAGGCGTCGTTGGTCCCAACGTCACCGCTTGGGGTGACGCTAATCTTA